AATAACCTTGGTTTATTATTCTCTATCAATATTGGCATTCCGTAAAACACACACGCCATTAAAACTTCTTCAAAAAATATCTCTGCTGTTTGTGGTCTAGCTATATATTCTAAAAAAAACTCATTTACCGGAGCTTCATCCATGTGAAACTTTGTCATACCATGTAATGAACCATTTGATCCTCTGCCTCCTACTACTGCTGATATGTCATAAGAGTCACAACCAAAAGAACCTAAGTGTTCATTTCCTGGATGTTTAATACCATTATGAGTATGGACATTGTTCTGATAATGTGCAGGAGGAAACCAACTTATCAAGAATCTTCCATTCCTATTCGGTGTCCATATAACCTTAGTGTCTTTTATCCCATCTTTCCATGAAAATGAACCTCTTGTAACGTGATGTTCTTTAATCAATGAATCGTTATAGTCAATCTGCTGATATATCTTTGTAAGGTTGAATAATGCTTGCTTACTCTCATCTCTGAATGCGTGAGACTCTGTTCTAGGGAACTGTCTATAAAACTCGTTTAAGGCATCTGCATCGTTTTTAAGAGACTCTACTTCGTTTTCCCAATAATCTATCGCCCCATTCTTTACAGTGCCACCATCAACCCCTTTTATCGGTTCTACAGGCTTTTTTAATACCGGCATCCCATAGACATCTATAAAGCCCTCCATGTTCCATTCCATAGGAATAAACAAAGCATATAGACCACTCTTTGTCTGACCGTTTGCATTCCTTACTGCTATATTAGAGTCCTCATATAGCTTTTTAAAGTTGTCACCACCTTTTGATAAAGCATTTGATGTAGAACCCATCATACACTTTCCTATTATCTTACTACCCAAACGCAAACAAGTCTTTGTTACACGCCAATTATTCAGGATATTATTTGGCTTTACCCATTTACCCGATTCATCATGCGCCAAGAACAATAACTTTTCACCATCGTAAGAGTTTTCTTCTGTGTTCTTCCAGTCAATAGTAGTATCTAATCCCATTATGTCATTGTCTCCTACTTCGTGCATATTCTTCTTTGTTATCTTGGATGCCGGTACTCGGAATGCCAACTCTGTCTTTGGTTTATCCATACCATCCATGATAGGCTTGAAGAAGAAAGGTAGCTTGTTGTTTATAGGAACTACTTTGTCGGTAAACATCTTCTTAGCATCAGCACCGGTCTTAGATAATATACCTAACCTGGCATCTTTCGCTAAGGTGGCTAAGTTAACGCACTCAGAAGATGAGGTATATCATTCCGAATGACCTTTGGTCTGCCTTGCAAGCCTCCCAAAACAAAAAGAATATTCTATTAGCTTCTCTGAAATCAGGATAACCTACATCAATACTAGACCATTGCAGGTACATATAATGAGAGCCTGTTATATAACATGAGACACCTTTGTTTTTGAACCAAAATCCTTGTTCTCTATAGTCAAATTCTTTTTCGATGTAGTCAACCCACTTATTCTTGAAGTCGGCAGACTTGTCATTCCAATTAAATATAGAATTTATTCGTTCAAGCTCTTTTGGTACAGGTATTCTTTCCCAATATTGTTCTGCTGCTACATCACTTCTTCTATGACATCTTTCCGGAGGAGGAGGCAGTGCAATGTTTAGTCCAGATATGTTTATTATCTGACCTATCTGACCGGTTTTAGAGATGACAACGACATCGTACTGCTCGTTATAGCCATAAAGCCATGAACGAACTCTGTTCTTATTATTCAAAGCATTAGTCGGTATCAATCCTTCTACTACTCTGTATAGTTGTTTATCTTGATCTTCTCTCTGCAAAGCCTTGTTTTGAATCTACTTTACTAATCCCTTTGTCAAGGTTTTCTATATTCTCTTTCTCGGTCTCTATCCTACTAAGTATCTCAAAGGCATCAAAGATAGCCAGTCTTTTTGAGGCTGCTGCATTCTTTAACTTGTCAGCGGAAAGGTCTTCTCCATCCTGACATATAATCTTTTCTTCAGCAACCTTTATAAGCTCATCTATCGCCTTTTGTCCGGCAGCTATTATCCTAAGTTTTGTTTCCCTTACATTCATAGCTTCATAGTTACAAAGTGGTCAAACATCCTATATAGCTTTTCACCATCAATTTCAAATTCATACTCCCCCGTTGGAGCGAAGCAGACTGTATCCCCTTCGTTGACACCCTTACTTCTTAAATATTCATTTGGGTATTTCATTGTACCCATTAACGGCTCTAAAGAGAACGGCTTCTTTATATAGCTTTCTATTGCAGGTAGTGGTTTGACAAAACAATATCTGTCGTGTGCATTCCATTTGCCTTCACTCTTATATAAAAAGAACTGTTCATCGTCAATAAAAAAAAGGTCTTCTTTAAAAAAGCTCTTTCCGCTTTTGCGCCTTCCTTTTATATCATTATAAAACTTAAAAACATTATGGTGGACAATCAGAATGTCACCATTCTTAATTGGTCCTTTATAATCAACAGGAGTCTCTATAACTTCTGCATGACGATTAGAGAATTTATGCTCCTCCTCAGAGGTGTTGACGATAAATTCAACACCTGCGATTGTCTTTACATTGTTATACCTACTCCCATTTATAGGTTTTACTATAAATTGAGTCGGAGATTTCATTAAAAGTCTATATTAAATTCGATTGAAATTGGTATTGTTTTATTAAATTCTTTCCAAAGAACTATCTCTCTCTTTTTATTTATTATATATATTTTTATTGACATTGTATTAGGGTCTCTCTTGATAAGATGTATCTCATTGCTATCTCCGAGAATCCTTTGCCCTACAATGTAGTGCATTGCGTTATTCTTATAATCTGGACCTATTGATATTTTTCTAATATCCACTAGCTTACTTTATTTGTAGTAACAATAAGACTTGGGATACTTGGATAAATACCTGCACTCACAGTAGCTTCAATGTCTATGGAAGTGCTAGATACCGCCCAACAAAGTTCAATCCAATCACCTGCATTTATTTCAACAAAAAAGTTCCATGCACCTACCAAATAACCTTGATTAGCTTTCATGTCAACTCTTGTTGATGTCCAAGGTATATTATTTGCAACTAATATACCATTTTTTCTAATCCAAATAATAATAGACTCTGTAGAACCTCCAGATAATCTAACAAATTGAGCAGAGAATTGAATATTGTAAACACCATCATTGGCATAAGTTATTCTTGTAGGACCACTAGGACCATTAACTATAGATACACCATTTGTAGCCGTAGCATCTGTACTATTTAAAGGTAATGGATAAGCTGTATTGGCAACAAGAGCTGTTATTGTAGCTGTATGATAAAAACTACCATGATACAATATTGGAGAAGGTATGCTTGTCCATGTAGGAGGTAAGCCTGCTCCTTGACTAGCAAGTAGTTGACCCGAAGTTCCGGAAGAACCATTGGTGTACAACTGACTATTTAATTCTACTCTGTTATTAAAGTCATCTACAGTCAATATCGTTCCATTTAGTTGGAAAGCAACGTCACCAATATAGTATTTAAATCCAGAGTAGTCAAACCATAAACCAGAAAAAGTACTAGTTGGATCTGACAAATAAAAGTTAGCCCCTTGAGATGTGACTACGCTTGTTCTTACGTCTATTCCAGCATCTATCCTATCGGCTGTAAGTTTATATATGCCTAAGTCTACATCATTTACTGCACCAGTATAAGGAACATAAGCCAATGCACCTATTGTAGCCCAAGTAGCAGGCAATCCTGCACCTTGGCTTGTCAATACTTCACCAACTGCACCAACAGATCCATTGGTATATAAAGCATTACTTATCTCTATTCTGCTGTTTGCATCGTCTACTTTTAAGTAAGTACCATTAACAACATTTAACCTGTCTCCTAAAAAATATCTATTATTAACAAAATCTATCAATAAACCTGAAGCATTCCATCCCCAACTGCCTATTTCAAAATAATCATTGACAGCAGATATAGGAGTTATACCAGCCATCTCTGCGTCATCTGTTATTATTCTTAGACTTGTAGCTGTCAACCTATAAGCCCCTAAGTCAACATCTCCGGTAGCTCCGGTATAAGGAACAAAGCTAGGTAAAGCCCAAGTAGCAGGAAGACCTGCTCCTTGACTCGTTAATATCTGTCCAGAAGTTCCTACCGACCCATTGGTATATATAGAACCATTAAACTGTATTCTGCTATTAGAGTCATCAACAACAATAGTAGTAGAATTTAATGATCCTATAGTATCCCCTAGGTAATATTTGTTTGAAGCTAAGTCTATATTTAAGCCAATGTTTGTAAAACCGGTATCTGCTATTACAAATGAAGAACCTGAAAATGTAATTGTATTTGTATCTACATTTGTAGTGGCATACAAAATATCTGTAGTTAAACTATAAGAACCTAAGTCAACATTATTTGTTGCTCCAATATAAGGCACATAAGCAGTTGAACCAGAAACGGACAATATATCTAATATTGAAAAGTTCTTAGTCATATTCATGTCATTCACATCTGTGCCTATCAGCATATCAGATAGTGATGGAGACGAAGGTCCTGGGTATGTACTTATCTTAGCCATTTAATGTTTAGTTTAAAGTTAACAAGTATAATGTTTTGTTTATCAATGCAAGCATCTCATCCATTATATTTTGAATTTCAGAAGTATAATTGTTTCTTTCTGTGTCAATTATAGATTGAAGTTCTTTTAGATGAGTTATAGAATCTATATTTTTAGACTCAGGTATTACGATTTCTACTCTTTTATTTCTACCAAAATATGTTTCGCTAAAAGTATCAGTAAGATCTAATATACCATCATAATAACCGTTCAATGCTTTATGTTCAGCAAAAGAATTAGTCTGAAGATGTGCGATATGCATCATGTCTCTTGACTGAAATAGTAATCCGATAAATTTTCCTGGTGTCATATTAAAATTATTTTTTAGTCACTTCTCCTGTTTGTAAATTTATAACTGAATCTTGACCGTATTTAGATATTAACATCTTTTCATACTCAGCAAATTCCATTTTCATGGCATTTACCTGATTTAAAATTCCTTGTTTGTTCAACTCTAGTTCACCTAATGCCATCTTTGCTTTAGCAAAATCAGAGTTCATACCTTGAATTTTATCCAATTCTTCTTTTAAAACGTACATTTTTAAGTCTTCCATTTGATTAAATTAGATTTACGGTAGTTTTGTTTTTAACGTTTCTACCATTGATTTTATAATAAGTGTTCTAAATTGCGGATTTATAAGCAAGTCTGCATTGTTTGGATTATCAAAAAAGCCAAGTTCAAATAATATTGCAGGCATTGCTGTATGTGTTGTTATATGCAAAGAGTTATCAAAAACTAATCCAGCTCTACGCTTGCTACCATAAGCGTCAAATATTTTCTCTAAATTCTGAGTGACAACTAATGCTAAAGATGCTGTATCGCTACCAAGTTTATACACCATACTACACACCCCTTCTGCTGACATTTGAGGTCCTGTTGTTGCAGTTGCAGCATTTGCATGGAAAGATAAAAATAAAGACTGAGTCTGAAGTTTCATTGCTTGTTGATTAGCAAAATCAGTTCTTTCTTTTAAGCTATTATCCTTCCAAGGATGATAAACCGGAATACAATAAAATCCTGACTTTGTAGCTTCTGATATAAATTCTGAAGCTATCTGTCTGTTAAAATGACCTTCATAAAACCAACCATTATAGTGATAAGACTTTCCGTTGGTGTGAAGTGTTTTCTTTCCAATAGAAGGAGGTGTAAGATACTCTTTTGTCATTGGATCTAACCCACCATGCCCCGCATCAATGAAAAGTGTAGTTTGTTTCATAAATTTATTTTTGTAAAAACAAAAGTAATATTAAAAATTGATTTTTAAAATTTTAATAATATATTTGTTTGAAAGTTTTAATGATTAAAAATTTGTTACCCTGTTGTCCTGTAAGATAATAGGGTTTTTTGTAAATATTAAAATAAAAAATTATGTATCTAAAAAATTGTGTTGTTATTGTTGCTGATTTAATCAGTGAAATCGGAGTTATCCTTGATGATAAGAAAGTCGAGTTTAAAGAGATTTTAGGATTGGCTGGAAACTTATTTACTATTCCTCAATTAGTTCGTCAAATGCCACAAGCTATTGCTGAAATTAAGTCAGGTGTAAATGATGCTTATCTTGCAGAAATCAAAAAAGAAGTTGCTATTAAGTTGAAATTAAACAACCAAAACACTGAAAAGATTGTAGAGGCTTGTAT